CGGCGGGTCATATGGCACCGAAGAGGGTTTCCAGTTCTTCGCTCGGCTCGGGCTGTTCCGCGTCGAACAGATCAACCGCGTTCGATTCAGCGTTGCCGAGGTGGCGCGTGGCTTGGCGCCAATACGACTCCTTCAACTCGACTCCGACAAATTTCCGTTTCTGTTTCAACGCCACATAGCCCTCTGAGCCGATCCCCATGAACGGACTGAACACGACGTCGCCAGGATTGGACCACAGGCACGTTGCCCGCTGAATGATGTCCAGTGGCATCGGGCAGATGTGCCGTTCCTCTTTGTCGTCTCGTTTCGAGTTCAGCACGTCTGTTTCACGCGTGTTCATCCAGACCGGCGAGGCGGTTTCCTGCCACCACGGCAACGGATAATCTGTCATCGTTTTGGTGACCGGCGAAACGTTATCGGTATCGAGTTCACTGGCCCACTTGCGGAACACCACGAAATATTCCGGCAACCCCTGACGGGAGAACGACGAGTCGGCGCGCAGTTGCTTATAGAGCAGGCCATGAGATTTGGTCTTGGTCATCTCGCGGACCGGGCAGCGCCAGATCGTCACCCGCGAGTGAAACGTAAAACCGGCTTCCTCGTGCGCCCGCACCAGCATACCAGGAAAGTCCCGCAGACCGGCCGTGCCGCGTTGATTGCGATAGAATACCAGGTCTTTGCAGTGGACAACCACGATCCGGCCAGGGCGCATCACGCGATGCAGTTCGCGAACGAGAAACTGGTAGTGCCGCATGAACTCGCCGTCATTGGCGCTGTTGCCCATGTCGCTTTCGGAATCGTTATAAATGTAGAGCCCAGAAAATGGCGGACTGTAGATTGAGAAATCCACGCTGCTGTCAGGCAATTGCGCCGTCACGTCAACGCAATCGCCATGGTATGCAGCCCACGACTCGCCGTGCGCCTCGTTCAGGCAGCGGATGTCAGCCATTCCGGAGTCCTCCCCTTGTGTGTCGGATTGTATGGGACCTTGACGCCGGACGCTTTCCCTCGGTCGCGCCGCATGGCGTCAGCCATCGCCTGTTTCATCTTCTCGTGATCGGCGGCCTTGCGATCGACGACGCGGCCAATCTGATCTTCGCCCTCAGCCAGAATGAGATGCACCTCCACCGCATCCTTCTGACCGAATCGCCACATCCGCCGGATTGCCTGATACCAGTCCTCGTAGCTGAAGGTGCGGCCGACAAACACGGTTCTGTGGCAGTGTTGCCAGTTGCAACCGTAACCGGTGATCGATGACTTGGTGATGATGTTGCGGGCCGATCCCGTCGTGAACGCGTCGATCTTGTCCTCTTTCTCATCGATCGACTGCGAACCGCGGACCTCGACCGTATCGCCACCAAGCCGCGCCCTCAGGGCATCAGCCTCAGCGTTGGTGTCGCACCAGACAACCCATTGCTCAACGTTCCCGAGAACCAGTTCAGCGACCGCATCTGCCCGCGCGTTCGTGGTCTGCCGCTTGAGGTCGAACATATTGGTGGCGCTCACGTCGGCCGCGAACAGACCATCCTTCGCCGGCCTGGCCTCGCCGTAGGTGCGATGTCGAATGACGTTCAGCGGCGGGAGAACAAACCGCGAGCCGTCAAACCCGAGGTCCTCGGGCGTGCCTGCCATGCGAGCCCATGACGCCATCCAGTCCCAGAACGCATTCTCGCCGTATCGTTTCAGGCGATATTTTCCCATCTGGGTCTGATCGCTGATGAACCAGCGTGCCAGCATTTCATTGCTCGCCATGATCCCAAGAAATTCCGCCTGCTGGCCAAGCTCCATGTGGTCATTCGGCGCTGGCGTCGCACTGGCGCTCAGCTTGAACCGCGTCCCGGCATACTGCTGGATCAACGCCCGCGTGGTGGCGCCGGTGAACGATTTGATGATCGATCCTTCGTCGAGAACGACGGCGCCGAAAGCGGTCGGGTCAAGTTTGCCGAGGCGATCATAGTTGCAGATGTTCGTGCCGGGCCGGACCTCGGACTGATCGCGGATGACCTGGCAGTCGTAGCCGAGTCGAAGCCCCTCGCGGTGGATTTGCCGGGCGACCGCCAGCGGCGTGAAAAGGATCGTGGGCTTGTTGGTCGCGCGCTCGGCCTGACGGGCGAACTCGTGTTCCTGACGGGTCTTTCCGAGGCCGGTATCCTCGAAGCAGCCGGCCCGGCCCTGGCGAATGAAGAACTCCGTGCAGTGCGCCTGGAAATCGAACAGGTGATCCGGCATCGGCTCCGGCTCAATCCCGCTCGCTGCCGCCCGCGGTGCCTTGCTGGCGAGGAAGTCGGCGTAATCAATCATTCTGCGTAAGCCCGGAGCGCGGCGACGATAGTTGCGATGGCCCGCGGTGAGTTCGCTTCGTTGCCGCCATCCCCGAACAGCCATAGTCGCTCAGCTTCCAGTTTCCGCGCCAGTTCCAGACACTCGCTCGGCGAGAATCCCGGTTCGCGGACGCGGGTTGCGGTAAGGTTGTGGAGTGCCATCAGATTTCCCCAAAAAGTGTCGTTTCAACGAACGCGACCGGCACCGGCTCTGCGACCGACCGAAGCTCGTCAAGAAGAATGTCCTGGTGCTGTGGCGCGTGAAGACGAATCACCCGCGCGAGGGTCATGATAAGGATTGACGGATCGCTCGTAATATTCGCCCGCGGTTTTGCTCCGAACCAGAGAATATCGCCCAGTGATCGCCATTGATCATGCCGAACACGCTGCGCGGTGCCTTGGGTTCTCATGCCGGCGACGATCTTTTGCACAATATCACGGATGCAGGGCTCATCGTCCCAGTCGGTCCCGAGTTCGTCGGCCATCGGCGTGGGCTTCCAGCCGTGCTGGACGGCGTAGCTCGCTGCCATGTGGTCATGCCGCACGATCCAGTCGAACGCCTCGCCCTCGCGGCTCCTGAGCGTGCCCAGAGCCCGGATCGCCACTGTCTCGTCGCTCGCCTTCAGGAAGCGGCTGAAATGCCAGCGCGCGGCTTCGCTGATCGGCGCAATCGCGGCATCGGGATGCAGCATCTCGACCGTCTCCGGCGCGTTGATCCGCACCCAGACGTCGAGCCGTTCGCGGATGTCGGGTTCCTTGAACCATTTCAGCGTCGCGCTGACTGCCTCGCGGCTTTCGGGCCGGAACACATCGGCGTCGTAGGTTTTGATCATCGAAGCGGCGATCGGGCGAACCGCCAGTTTGGCATCGAGCGCCGACTCCGCAATGTTCTGTGTCGCCCGGAGTCGCAGCAGCCATGTGCTGGCCTGGGCTAGGGTGGCGCGGGTCATTCCTCCCAACCCCAACCCGCGCTCTGGCCCGCGCCATTGTCGCCACGGACCGCCGACCTGTATGGACAGTAAGACGGGCCGAGAGGGTGCCTGCAACCGTTGGCCGGGTTCATAAGGCAAGAATTACACCAAACAGTGGCACCAGGACCTTGGCTCGCATCCATCTGGTTGCCGGCCGCACCGCACGTGCATTGATCGCCGAGTTTTTCCATGATCGCGCAGCCCGCGTGATGCTCAATCATCGCCCTGATACTCCAGCAGCGTGCCCTGTTCCTGCATCTCGAGCAGCGCCGCCATGGCACCGTTGCGCAGGGTGGGACGCATCATCACGACCTCGTCGTCGTATCGCTCCTGATGCAACCAGGTTGCCGGATGGGCAATAAATTTCGGGTCGGGGGAGAACATGCCGGCAGCTATCTGAGCGGCCAAAGCCTGCATGATGGCAATAGCGGTGGTTGTCTTTAGCGCCTGTTCGAATTTGCGTCTGGCAGCGCCCTTGCCGGTCCTACGGGGGTATAATTGCCAAAAATAGTCGAAGTCGGTCAGAACGACCGCTGATGGGCTTACCATTGGTCGCGTTCGTTCCGGTAAGCCTCCCGTGCGGCGTCATCCGCCGCCTCCCGATAGTCGCGCCAGATTTCTCGGACGAGTTCGCGATGCTGCGCGTTGGTGATTTCGCCGCGCTCTAACTGCTCGTCGGCGTCTTGCTCATCGCGTTCGCATTGCCGCTGGATTCTGTCTGCTATGGACACGCAAGCCTCCCAAAAGTGAACTTTCGGCGAAGCCATTGCGTTATCGGCCCTAAGCCCCTACTAACACGGGCGAAGGTCCGGCTCGCAACCGCGACGCCACGCGGTTTGAGTTACAAGTCCTGGG